TCTGTTTTTCCATTTTTCTCGCCGAGTGCCTTAGCCCAAATTTTCCACATCATGCAATCTTACTGAAGTTCTTATGTTTTTCGAATTTGATGACATTAGTAAATTTGTCATACAGCTGATCACCCTTATGAGAAATGATAAAGGTATTAGTATCAACAGTTAGTTGATTTAGAATTTTGAGAAACTCTTCGGTTCCATTTGAATCGAGTGAACTGTCCATTACTTCATCCATAATAAGAAGGTTAGTACTAATAGAATTACGCAACTTAGCCACAGCACGCCATGTGAACAGGATAGCAAGATTAATTCGCATCTTCTCGCCTTCAGAGAAAGAAGCGTAAGAGAATTCATCTCTGAATCTTGACTTAATTGTTTCGTTAAACTCTTCATCAAGTTCAAACTGGACAAAGAAATCCATAGCTGAAAGATACTTATTGATAAGCTTATTAATGACGGGTACATACTGCTTGATAATTCTCGACTTAATACCACCATCCTTGAGTAGCATCGAAGCAGCTGATAATACTTGCTTTTCATCAACAAGGTTATTGTATTTAACCTCGTGTGATTCTAGCTCAGTTACTAGCTCATTAATCTTACTACCTTCATCTTCATCCTGCTGAATGGTAATCTTACTGATTTCTTTTTCAAGAGCATCGCGATACTTGATCATTGAATCAATATTGTTCTTGGCTTTAAATTGTTCCATGCTCAATGTGTTGATATTAGCTTGGACTTCAATAATAGTATTCAGCTCAGCATTGACCTTATCATATTGTTCCTGAAGCAAAACAAGACCATCTTTAGCTTCAGAAATTTTACTCTGTTTCTCAACAAGAGTAGCATCACGAAAAGATGTATCAATCTGTTGTTTGCAAGTTGGACAATCAGTATGATTAACAAGAAATTTAACATCGTTGTTTAGAATAGCAACCTTCGCTTCAATCTGATGACGAATGCTACTAAACTTATTCATACGCTTCGAGATTTCTTTCTCGTCTTTGATAGTCTCTTTCATCTCTTTGATCTGAGCATCTAACTCCCAGTACTGGGCGCTCAAAGTTTCAATTTGTTTATTTGATTCAACAATAAGTTCTTGCTTCTCACTAATGATATGATCATTATTATTTTGTAATTCGAGCATATGTTTTTTAACAAGCTCGATCTTCTCAATGATATACTTCTGCTCAGCAGTTGCTTCGATGATGAACTCATTGTTGTCAGCTACCTTGCTCTTCAACAGAGTGTTCATTGTAGTGAAAATCTGCAGATCAAGAAGATCCTCGATAATCTCTCTACGTGCACTAGCTGATAGCTGCATGAATGGTTGGAATGTTGCAGTACCAACCACAACAACCTGACAGAATGACTTGTGATTGATCTTAAGGATCTGCTTCTCAAGAATATTCTGGTAGTCTTTCATCTCAGCAGACTGATTAAGTAGATTACCATTCTGATAAACTTCGAAGATATTTGGCTTGAGTCCACGTACAATCTTATAGCGATTGCTCGAAATACTAAACTCAATTTCAACAACCATGTCCTTACGAGTGATCGTGTTAACAAGTTGTGGCTTGTTAATTTTGCGGAAAGGCTTACCGAATAGAGAAAACGACAATGCGTCGAGAATGGTGGATTTACCCGCACCATTCTCGCCGACGATCAATGTAGTATTTACTTTATTAAGATCAAGCTCTGTAAAAATGTTGCCTGTTGAGAGCAGATTTTTCCAACGTAGTTTTTCAAATAGAATCATTCTATCGCTATAGCCTCTTGATACAATTCAATAATAGTTTGTTCGAGCTTCACTTTATTGAGAGTTGGAGCATTAACCTGTTCTATATATTTTTTGAAAATATTGACAGTAGACTCTGCTTCATTGATGATATCGCTATCATTTTCGATGGCAAGATTAAGATGATCCTCAACAATTTGCATATCCAGAACACCAACCTGCTCGAGGCTCTCGATAAATCTATCGAACTGATATGGATCAGTCTTGTTGGTAACAATCACCTTGACGTTCATACCCTTCAATGTTTCAACATCAACAGCAGCATTTTTTGTACCTTCAGGCGTATCGTCGTACCAGACCTTAGCAAACATTTTATACGGGTTTTGGATAAAAGTCAACTCACGTGTTTCTGTATCCAGGATGTGAAAACCTTTAGGATCGTTGTAATCCGACCATGTAAATTCACCATGACTTCCCAGATAATAGATAGTACCATCGCTGGAACGATGGTGATAATGACCAGACAGCACCATATCAAAGCGAGAGAATAGATTACGGTCGTCGCCATGAGAAACCATAGACCCCTTGTACATTTCGAACCCAGCAAGTTCAAGATGACCAAACACAATTTGAGCAGGAGTACTTTTAATTTTATCCAAAGTAATTTGTCTATTCTCATCACAAATCCATGGTAGCATGAGTACAGTTAGATTGTCAAATTCTACTTCTCGAGGAAGCTGGTCATAAACATTAAAAGAATACTTACCTACGACAAGCTCATGAAGCGCATTAATAGAGTTGGTGTTCTTGAAATATGTATCGTGATTACCAGCAATCATATGAACATCTAATCCACGATTTGCAAGCTTATCAAGAAAGTCAATACGAAGTCGTGTAGCAGTGTTAAAATTAATATACTTACGACGGTCTACAAGATCACCGAGATGAACAACAGTACGAATATTATTCGTATCCAGGTATGGAAAAAATATTTCATCAAGAAACTTCTTACTGTTGTCCATGAAGGCAATATTATCATTACGAACACCCCAGTGAGTATCTGTAATCAGTGCAATTTTCATCTAAAAATACTCTTTCTATATTGAGACATTGAGTTTCTATCTCTAGAATTAGTGTTCAAGAAAGTTGTAGTGCAATCTCTAATTGCTTCCAATCGAAGAATATAGTTATTCTTCTCATTTTCTTTAATATTAGTATCGTTGATTTTGTTGATTAAGTCAAGTACATTCTCAGGTACTAAGTGTAGGTTCTTCATTATTATCTTCCTCAATAAATTTCTCTAATCCTGACTTGCTCTTCTTAGCAGTTTTCACAAGCTTGTCTTCGAAGCTTCTAATAATTTCGTCAGAATATTCATTATGTTTCACCTGAATACTATGTCCTGCACTACCACCTTCCATATACTGTTGGTCGTACAACTCATCCATAATACCAGAGTTTTCAAAATTCTTATGCTTGATATATGATTGCTTCTTTTCTTTTTGAATCCTTCGAATGAATGCATTCCATGCAATCTGTGTGAAGTAAGCGAAAGGATTACTAGATTTTTCTGGATTGAAGCTATGAGCAGCTGACACACAGTTTTCAATACCATCCGCGATCATATCATCGCGATAAGAATAGTTCATGAAGTTAGGTTTAGTCGAAAGTTTATTACAGATCATAAGAAAACATTCACCAATATAATTGGGAATGCGTGGCAGAGGCTTACCAGCTGCCTCTGCTTCTTTTGTTTTTTCCTTAAACTTTACCATCTCTTCAAAAAGAGTTTTGTTATTTACATAGTGCTTCTTGGCTTTTGGCTTACGTGTTACAGGAATTTCAATGTCCATTTTTTAAACTTTCAAATTAACAGGATAAATTTTATACTCAAATTGCTCTTCGCTGTAGATTTTAATTCTTTCCACAAAATGCAAAATGGTGAAATTTTTCTTTGACTTCCAAGTTAGATCATCAGCAATATCATACAGTGTTGCAGTTTCTTTGCTATTTGATTTGCGTAATCCACGACCAATAGATTGTAAGTTTCTTATCTTGGATTTTGAAGGGCTAGCAAATATAATGTTATGCAAATTACGAATGTTAACTCCGGTAGAAAAAGTCCCGTAACTAGCGACGATAATACTGGATGTTTCAGACTCCACGATACGACGTATCTCTTCGCGTTCTTCTCCATCTACACCTCCATGAACAAAAAATACTTTTCTATCACTATCTTTCAACATCTCATTAAGAACTTTACCATGCTTATCAACATACTGAAACAACAGCAACGTGTTTCCATTAAGAGATAATGCTAGATTCTTGATGAACTTATTTCTTGCATCATTACGAACAAGCCAATCCATTTCAGCCTGATAATCATATTTTGAAATTAACTTTTTAATTTCGTCTGGATACTTAAGAACAATTGCTTTAATATGAAAACTAGAAAGATGCTTCTGATCAATAAGAGTGGCAGTGGTTGTTACCTGTCTAACAGCACCAAATAATCCTTCAAGAACGAGCTTGTGAGTTTGTGTGCCATCCAAGGTACCAGTAAAACCAAAACGATACTTGCAATTGTCCAACATAGACAATATGCTAGTAAGAGATTTAGCCTTGAATAAATGAGCTTCATCTCCTATGACCACATCAAACTGTTGGAAATACTCTTTAGGCATCTTGTATAACGATTGCCAGGTTGAGATGGTAATTGGTTTATCTGTTTGTTTATCTTGCCCTGCAAAGATTCGATGAACGAACCGATCAGATAAAAAACCATAGTCAGCAAAGTCAGAGGCAAGTTGACTAACGAGAGAAGTAGTTGGCACAATAATAAGAGTGCGTGCATGATAGTACCTTACTAATAGATAAATGATAAATGATTTACCAGAAGCAGTTGGGGAAAGCATCAATGCTCTGTTATGTCTAATAGCATAAACAAAAGCTTCTAGTTGATAATCTCTTGGTGTATATGATTCTGGAAGTTTAATTGTCTTAATAAAATCAAGAGCTTCAGCAACAGAAAATTCGTTAGCAGCAAAACAATCATCTTCTTCATAAGAATAACCACGATCTTCACAGAACTTCTTAATGTAATTATTAAGTCCTCCATAAAGCAAACATGTCATGGTATTGAACATGCGAACTTTACCATCCCATACTTTATTTTTATAGGCTGGCATGAACTTTGCACCCGGAACCTCGAACGTGAAGTATTCACTAAGTTCGAATGCAGTTCCAGGCTCACAAAATATCTTGTTATATGTTTCGTCGTGCTTCTCGACTCTAATAATTTCCATCAATTACCCATTGTAAATTTTGTCCACTCAATAGCAGATTTAATCTGAAATCCTCTGTTAGTGAGAGACTTAATGATTGACTCAAGCAATTCAATTTTCTCATCTTGTAGACCCATCTTCAATGACAGATCAATAAGCTCTTTGTCCGCTTCAAGATACATAGGCATTTCTTGCTTGAGGATCATACCACGTGCAGGAAGAGTCCAGCCTAACTCATGAGTTTCTTTTGTTGGACCTTGAGTATAAAACTCATACTTTGCAAGCTTAAGCTGATGATAACTAGCTGTGTACTTTTTCAGTAATAGCTTCTCAGCTGTATAAATTTGAAAGTATTTATGGTGGAGCTTGGGAATCTTAAGAGCTTCATCCCCAAGTTCTGTCTTGTCGATATCACTATCAACTTTCCAATTCTCGTAAATCTCATCAATCTTCATAATACCCTCATCAATTAAGTATTACTATACTACATCAATGAGTAAAAGTCAAACTACTTTTGTAATATCGAACAGTAAATATGCAAACTTAGCTGTTGCGGAAACATATTCGATGTCTGAGTTAGTAGTATCAAATTCAATTTCAGAAAGGTATGTAGGAAATGCATCTCTGAATGAGATTTCAAAGTTAGGATTTTTGATTGCATTTAAAACAACAAGAGTCATATCAGAGATAAGACCTTGTCCTGTATAACTAGGATTTGCAGCTAGTGTTGCATATTCATCATAGTTGTCAGGAAAACCAAGTGCTCTCATCCAGTTATGTATTTCAAGATAGTTATTGAAATCTTCATCAACTTTAAATGTAAGAGAAAATTCTCCATACTCGATGTGAGTCTGTTGTACTGGAATTGGTACAAATTGTGTTGGTATTTCAATTTGTGGTAAACGAAGAGATGGAATGTTAATCTTCTGCACGAAGAAATTCACATGTGGTGCTCTCTTAAGACTGAACTTGAAGTTGAGTGGATTAAGAAAGTTCTTGTTTACTGGTGTGTCATCAATAGCAGTCATTTAATTACTCCATAGCTACTACTATTTAGTTATCACTGTCACATTAATGATTATACTGGGGACATGACAGAAAGTCAATAAAAAAAGGGAGAGCATTTCTGCCCTCCCTAGTTCGCGGCTTGAAACCGTCTTTTTGTAATCTTACATAAGGTTGTTGACGATAAGACGACGATAATACTTGTTACCAGTATTTGCGCCACCAAGAACGAGTTCGCCTGAACCCTTATAGAGACCTTCAGCAAATGGGTTAGCAACCATGCCATAACGAGTCTTGAAGCCGATTTTTGGCTGGAAGGACTGCTGGTCAACGGCGCGAACCATCTGAAGAGGAACGTATGGGCAGTAGAATAGACCAGCGTCGAACGCTGATGAACCCTTATAACCCACTGTTAGGTAGTTACCACCGATAGCATATGGATCGATGTAGACACGAAGACGACCGTTAAGAACACCAGCGAAAGTGTTACCAGTATCATCTACCTGGAGGTTGTTGCTGTTAAGAGCAGGTGCGTAGTCAAGAACGCCAGCCATCTGAAGAGCTGAAGCAACATCAGAAGAACAGATAACAATGTTACCCTTACCACGACGAGTCTGCTTAGCAATCTGGTTAGCTTCACGCTCAAGCTGGAACATAAGACCCTTGAACTTTTCAACTGACCAACGACCGTTTGAGTCAGTGTCAAGATCGAACACACCAGCAGTAGTTGTGTTGTCCATTGCACCCTGAGTAGCGGTGATGTTGATAGTACGAACAACTTCACGATTGATTTCCGCAAGGATTTCAGCCGAAAGGATGTTTGAAAGTTCTGTCTCAGCGTCAAGACCGTGAATAGCCTTAAGATCCTGAGCAAGTTCCATAGTGTACTCTGCCTTAAGAGCACGTGACTTAGCAGTTACAGTTACCTTTTCGATACTGAACGCCATCTGAGAAAACTCGACGTTACCGTATGTACCAAGAGCTTCTGCCTGAGCAGTTGACATACCAGCACCAGTATTGTAGGTGTTAGTAGCAGCAAGTGGTGAAGTGTTAGTTGCACCTGGGATAGTTCCCTTGAAGCCGTTGAAGGCAACGTTAGCATCAGCACCCTGAACGGCAGAGAACGCAGTGTTCACTTCGTTGTAGAATGTTTCGTTGTCCTGGTTACCGTTAGCAAAGCCGCCAGTTGAGTTACCCTGTGAGGTATACTTCGAACGCATTGCGAAGATAAGACCAGTTGGACCAGTCATTGGCTGAACGCCGCAGATGTCATAAGCAATGAGGTTAGGCATTGCACGACGTACGAGCGAGATCAATACTGGGTCGAAGGTGTCAATACCACCAGCGCCAGCCGCCGAGCTCGATGTACCCATGAAGTTAACAGGGGTAGCCGAAACGGTTTC